TAATTTAACACCATCAAAAGAAAGTGCGCCATCTCCGTACCACATATGAGATTGAGCGTTTACACCACTATTAGTAGCAGCGAATCCACCTAATGCTCTCACGTATGCTCTCGCTATGTTTTGTGAAATGTAAATGTGTACATCTTCTTTTCCATAAAGTGAAGCTGGTATGCTATCTACAATTTTGCCTAATTCAGCAACAACATTTGCAGCATCAACAGTTGTTCCAGTTACGTCAAGAACATCAGTATCAGCTAAAGCTAAAGTAGCTAAACCATCGAATTCTCCAGCAGTAGCGTTTGTACCTTCCCAAATATTTTGTTCTGTTTTTTCTGCAACCATTCCAGCAACGTGACCTATAATGTAGTCAGAAAATTGTGGTGGCATATTATCAAATGCAGAATACCCCATTTGAACCGCTTCCCAGTCAGATGCAAAATCTTTTTTGCAAAATTCAAGGTTTACTTGAAACTCTTCTGGTTGTAGGATTCTTTCAGTTATTGTTACAGCATCGTCAGTCTTAGTAAAATCACAACTTGCATTTGCTATTACAGCACCAGTTGCAACTTTTTTCATTACTGATTTATACTTTATGTTCGGCTTCACTTCTATTCCGCCTTTGTCAATTGTGTTAGCTGATAATAAAGCTGCGCTTAGGTATTTCCCAGCGAACTCTCCAGCATATGTAGTAGTTAAACTATTTAAACTATTAGCCATTTTATTTTATATTAATTATTGTTAAAAATTTTATCAAAAACCCTGTCTTTCGTTGTTTGTGTTCTATTGCTTGCAATATGAAAATTCACTTTATTATCAACTTCAGCTTCAGGATTATGTTTTACAGGTTCAGGAGCAACAGCAGATAATTCTTCTTTTGTATCTTCTATTACTTCTTCCTTCATTTCTTCTTTGTTACCAAGTTTTTCGTCAATCATTGCTTTGATTTCTTCAACAGCAGATGTAAACTCTTCTTTGGTTACATAGTTCATTTCTTCTTTTTCTTCTTCCTCTAATTCAGTTTCTTTAACTTCTTCAGATTCTTCAGATAATTCTTCTTCAACTACTTCTTCTTCAGCAGCTTCTTTAATACTGTCAATTAAACCTTCTTCAGATACAACTAAAATTTTATCACCTTCTAATTTATATTCACCAACTGGTAGAGCAATTTCTTCATCTTCAGTTTTAATAAATATAGATTTTCCAGCTTCAAAAGATTCTGCAACTAATACAGTACCATTCTCTAATGTAATTTCAGCCATTTCTATTTTTTCTTCAGAAAGTTCAACTTTTTCACCAACAATATTTTTTATTTTGTTTAGTATTTCGTTTGCTTTCATAATTTGAGTATATACCTATAAACGTTTGAAAACGTTAACTGTTATATTTTTTTGCAACTTTATTTTTATTCTGGCGTTTTAGTTATGTTTCCAATGCCTTGAGCTTGTAAACTTCCGTCACAACATTTACTACTGTAAGTATTATCAGCACATAAACAACCGCGTTTACTATTACTTGGTGATACATTACTTGGTGTTTTAAATCTTTTACTTTTCATTTTCTATTTGTTTTAACTTACTTTCTGACCATCTTAAACCAGCTTTACCACCCCACAATAAATAAGAGATAGTTCCACACGCTTCTTTATTTCCTTCATCATAATACTCTTGCGCTCTGCTTAAATAACTGTACATTCTTTTTAAGGTTTCAACGCTAATGTTTTCTTTGTTAGCTAATTGTTGCGCTCTAATCTTACCTACTTGTGTAGCACATTTATTATTTATTTTTTTATTTAATTCAATACCTCTCTTTGCGTTATTACTTACTGCATCAGGATAGTCATTAAATGTTTCAAGTTCTGTTCTTTTACCAGACTTAGTTCTTTTGTCTTTTTTAATTAGTGCCTTAATATTACTAAGCATATATTCAGCTTCTTGTTCTTCAATAGCTTCCAACTCTTTACTCCATTCAGATTTTAAACTTGGGTCTTTTACTTGTGCTTTGTCAGCGAAAAAACCTTCAATGCTAAAACCCTTTACTTTGCCAGTTTCTATGTAGTTCTTCCAAACATCCTCGTTTTCTACTTTCATTGATATCATCCAAGTCCCTTTTGGAACGCTTAAACCATACTTGTTAGTTTTATCCATTTTAGTATCTTCTACAATCCAAGATTCAACAACAGTCAAGTTATTAATTTCCATTTCGTGTTCTAAAGTTGCGTTGTTCTGCATACTGTTTTGGAAAAACAATTCGCTTGCCCTTCTTACTGTTTTCTCCGAAAAGTAAACGTAAAATGTATTTTCTCCATTCTTTCTAAAGATTGGTTTGTTAGGTATTAAAGCTGCTCCCATTAAAAGCCTTTTTTCGCCATCTACTTTAGCCAATTTAATTTCCTGTTCTGATAGTGCTACAAAGTCAGATTCTATCGCTGGTAGCTCGACAATGCTAACCGCTTCTATTCCAGTTAGACCTTCACTATCTTCGTCTAATATTAATTCTATTATATCCATTGTGTTTATTTTAAAATGTTGCTTGTGTAATTGTATTATTTTGTAATTGTTGTGCAGTAGTTACATCTCCAGAAACTACAAACGCTTGTACTGGTCCTTGTTGGCCTAATGCTCCAGCCACTTGGTTAAACCCAGACTGACCTACTACATTAAATTGTGGTGCTTGACTTGGTGATGTTCCAGCTCCTCCACCTTGAGTTGATGCGCTTGGCGATGACGCTGCTACTGCTGCTTGTCCAGCTGACGCTGAAGAACCTCCACCAGTAGGCTTAAATTTAGTTGTTGCTATTGTAGCAATTTGAGCCGCTCCAGCTACACCTATTGCAATACTTTTGGCAAATGCTAAACCACTTGCAACGTCTATTGGGTTAGTGTAAGCGTTCATAACACCTTGAGCTGTTGAAATTATTGCTTGTGCTATTCCTAAACCTTTATTTATATTAAATGCTTTCTTTGCTCTTTCTTCGTCATCGCCAGCAAAAGCATTAGCTATTTGACCAATGGAAGATAAAATAGAACTTGTTGCAGATAATATAGCCGCTTGGTTATCTATTTTTGATTGTCTAAGCGCATTGTCGCTGGCTTTCTTTTCTTCGTCTGCTTTTTTGTTTGCTTCAATTGATGCTTGTAAATATTTATTATCAATAGCTGCTAAATCAATTTGTAGTTGTTCTTCTAATGCTTTTTCTAATTCAGCATTTCCATTAGCTAAAGCAAATTTTGCTTCATATTGTTGCGTTAGTTTAAGCAGCTCTTGTTCTTGTGCAGTGTTTCTTATTTCTTGCAGTAAGTTGTCTTGTTGCTCCGCTCTTATTGCTTCCTCATTATCAGCTTTAGACTGTTCTTGTTTTAATAAATCTAATCTTTTATTTTCTGCTTCAATCTTCTCTTGACTTCTTTTAATTTCTTCGTCGTCAAGTCTTTTCTTTTCTGCTGCTGCTGCTTTTTGTTCTGATTGTATTTGTTTATTTAAAGTATTTAATTCTTTTTGTGTAGCTTTTTGTTGGTTTAATCTTAAAGCTGATTGTCTATTTACTGCTGCTTCTGCTTCTGCTGTTGCGTCAAGAGCTTCTATATTACTTCTGCCAAATTTATTTTGAGCAACTTGTGCATCAAACCTTAATTTTAAAACTTCTGTTTCTTTTTTAAGTAAACTATCTTGAAGCTCTTGTGCTTCTAATATAAAACCTTTTCTTTGCTCTGCTGTAAATTCTTCTTCTTGTCTTGATTTTAACCTGAGATTGGCTATTTTATTTTCAAGTACAGAACGCTCAACAAGCAACTCCCTTTCAAGTTTGTTTGCTTTTGAACGCATATCAGCAACCTCAATAGCTTTTTTAGATTCTTCAATATTTTCGTTAATAAATTCTTTTGTTGCTTCTGTAGCTGCCTTGATTTTACCAGTAACATCTTCAACCCCAAGAGCAACTTTACCAACAGCGTTAGTAGCAACCTTTCCAGCTTCTGAGAACTCACCTTCAAAAACTAATTGAACTGCTTTACCAAGAGCTGGTATTAATTCCATTAAACCAGTAATTCTATTTACAACTTGATTTTTTAATAAGTTAACAAAAGACATTAAAGCCTCTTTTGGGTTCTCAAATACTGCTATTATATTTTCTCCTAAGTCTGCAAGTAAGTCAAGTAAATTATCTACAACCGTACCAACAACACCAAGTATTCTACTAAATTTGTTAGCACCTTCTTCACTATCCTCAAAGGCTTCTTTTAAAGAAGCAAATAAAATAACTATTAAACCAATACCAGTAGCTGCCAATGCTACTTTTAAAGATTTAAAACCTTTTACAACTCCTTTAATTGCTCCAAGAGAATTTTTAAAGCCACTAATTAAACCGCCTGTAGCTGCGTCGGCAGAAGATTGAACGCCAGTCAAGTCTCCCTTAGTGTCTTTTAAATCTTTATTTAATTTCTTTGTGTTTTTATCTGTTTCTTTTAATCCTTTATTAAAAGCATCTACATTTTGTGTAGCCTTTTCAGTTTCAGCATTTAATACTATTGTTTTTTCTACCATTACTTTAATCTTAATTGGTTAAACGCTTCTTTAAATGTTGTTGGCACTTTATTAATACCTAATGCTATTTTTATATTTTTATCGTAAAGTTTGTTTGCCTTACAAAATTCTAATGCTTCAATTATTGTTTTCACGTTGGTTCGTTTAATAGTTCTAAATTCGTTTCTCCTGACTGTAGTTTTGTAGTCATTTTATTAATAGTATAAGCTCTTGTTCCAATTACTATTAAATCATTTAAGGTTAAGTTCAATAATACTTTTAACGGCAGTATAGCAGAGAACTTAAATATTCTTGTTCTTGTATTAAATACTCGTGTAATGTAGTTTTCATAATACAATTGAAATAAACTGTTATTAGTTCCAGAATAATCTGTCAATGTATAAGTATTTATTTCACTACCAAAATTTAAATTATATGCTGGTGGTGTTGAAGATGTTCCTAATTCATTGTAAGCACTTGGAATCCAGTAACTATTTAAAGTGTAATTACTATGTCCACCAGTAGATAAATCTGCTCTTGTAGAATCTACAAAATTAATACCTGTAGTACCTACTGAGTCTTGATATATTCCATAAAACATTAATGGCTTGCCTAAGTCTGGTTGCAAATCTTCATTTAAAAATGTTCCTATTTGTATGCTGGTTGAGGCTCCACTCCCTTGGTCAAAAAGCCTTTCATAAATCATGCTCTCAAATGGTAATTTAATTTGATATGTGTTTTTCTTACTTACATTAGCAATGTAATTTAACTCGCCATATTTTTTATTGTTAAGCAATTGAAACTGTTGCGCTAAAATACTTTTAGGTTCTGAATATTCAAAGTCAACCTCACTAAATGGAATTGTCTCACCAACAGTATGTTGGTCAGTTTCTACAAACTCTGTAATGTCGTGAGTTTCACCAGCAGCGTAATAACTGTCTAATGTTTCAACAACTATCTGACCATTGTAATCTAAATAAGCAGTTAAGTTGTATTGCCTAAACAAGCCATTTAAAAAGTCTTTTAGTTTTAGTTTTGGAACTTGCTCAGTAATAATAACAAACCTTTCGTCTGCTCTTAATGTTTGATTAGCGTTAAAAGTTCCGTTTAAAGTTTCTGTTGTTGCTACTCCAGATGGTGAAGTGTTTGTGTAAGTTCTGTTAATTGTATATTGTACTGTAAAATAAATATCTTCTTCTGAAACGACTCTTGCTGCAAATTGATTACCCTCAAAGCTGTTAAAATTAAATAAATCAACTCTATTTAATCTATCTCCAGTTGATGAGTTAGGACTATTCGGGTCTGTAAACATAGTAATTGAAAGGGAGTTAGTTCCAACATTTCTTTCTGTCTTTGCAAATACCTCCATATTGTTAAGCCTAACTATTTCTAAATCATAAAAAACACCAGCATAAGGAGCTGTTGGTGTAATTGTTACACTGTAAACAGTATTTTCAGAATCAAATGTTAAATCAGATTTAAAATTGAATATACCAGTAGTTAAATCAAAATAACCTCTTATTAAATTATTACTTGCATAATTAGGGTCAGTCATCGCAGTACAGTTAGAACCTGAACAAGTATAAGTGTCATTATCGCTTGTCCAACTTTTATCTAACTTCATTGCTCCTTTTTCCCTATGCAGCCACATATACATATTATTAAAAACTGCTGAATCTAAAAACTTGCCTGTTTTAAAAGTTATATTGTACTGTATCTCAATAGCTTTTATAATATTCTTTATTGTTATAGCTGGTTTTAAATCTTCTGGTAATACTCCTCTTTTCTTCTGGTCTGAACTATGAGTTGAAATATTTACAGGGTTTTGGTGGTCTCCATTTAAGTTGTATATATAACTCTGCGAATGAGCTATTAAAGGATAAATTACAGCATCGTTATAAGTAACAGAATCAACTGTAAAATTAATTCCATTCTCTAAGCCATTTTTAACATTAGTTGTATTTAATAAATGATTAAAGTTATTTAGCCATGATAAGTCGCTAATTAAATCTTCATTAATAGCGTTTTTAAATTCTATTGTATCGCCAAAGAAAGTAACCTTATACATAGATGGTTCTCCATGTTTTATTACAACTTCATTTAATTGTATTTTACCAGTCTTAAACTCAAAGTGGTTAAGCTCTATTTTTGATGAACTAAATAATTGGTTGTTAAAACCTTGTATATCTGGATTGTACCAATGTTTAAAAATCTTATTATTTGTTTTACTTGCTGGTAAATTAAAAGTTCTACTATAATCAGTAAATAATTTTTCAATGTCCTTTACATCTTGAATAACCTGAGTTAAGCTAATAAGTTCTTCTTCCATTAAATCAACTCTTACAAAATCTTCTTCTGTTGTTGAAACCCTTGTTTGCTGTGGTTGTATGTATAGAACTATCTTTTGCATTATCTAATATTATTTACTAAGCTAAATGACTTTTCAAAATTCATTGTATAATTTATTAATCTATCATTTAAACCAGTCTTGTAAGTAAATGAACTGTCTTTTAAATTAACAGGATAGATTGTGTCAGTTGAATCAGTTAGCCAAATGTATTCACTAACCATTAACTCTTCAAAATATGGATTCATTAATTCATTAACAAAACCAGTATTTAAAGAAATGCTTTCAGTAGCATTAGAATTAAAAGTTTTCTTTGCGTGTGCTGTTGTTGAGTAAGTATTATACGTAATTGATTCATCACAGTTAGTACCCACTTCAGGTGGTGACAAAACTACATTCCTTGCTTCAAATATACTTGCATTATAATTTTCGCTTCTCGTTTCTAAACTATCAGTTGACTTTTTAAAGAAAAACAGGTCTTGTGTTGCTCCCCATCTATTTACAAAAGATAATTTATTTACAGGGTATTTACATTCAGAAATTCTTTTTAAAGTTAATGTTATAGAAAGGTCATCTCCATAATATACAATTACGCTATCAACTTCAACTGCTGATGTATTAGTATATTGAACATATCTAATCTTTTGGTTTTGGTTTCCATTGTCAGTAACTGAATCTGTTTGAATTACTGCTGCACCTCTTTTCCATTGTAATGAAGTAGCTTGTTCAACATTTACTGGAATAGTTATTCTACTGCCTTTATGATATTCAAAGTATGTACCACTAAGCATTACAACAGGCTCAGTTGTATAGTTAGCGCCATCTTTAAAATGATTGTAACCCTCTTGAGCTAAATAAGTGTTTGAAGTTATTG